CGGCGACGAAATCATCCGGCGAATGGTGGTCTCCTGAATGACCAGACTGGCCGCCCCGGAGAAGTTCTGCACCCGGCCGCCGTCCGGGAAAGACTGCGTGCCAGAGTTCCCAGTGCTCCAGTTCGTGATGTCGTTCGTGTCGGACCACTTGATGGCGTAGGGGTCGGAGCCGAGCGAGGCCAGAACGAGATAGTCATCGATGACATCCGCAATGCGGGCTGTCGGAGGCGAACCGCCCAGCGCACTGAACGATGAGCCCGACTCGACGTTGAAGACCTGCGGCCCGTCCGCAAAGTTCGTGGCGACGAGGTAAATGCCGAACTGCGCGAACGACCATAGTTCATCGGTCGGGACCGCATACCCGGAGCCAACAGAATTGAACGCGGTTCCCGAGAGCTTGTAGAGGTTGCTGGCCGTCCCTGCGAAGGCGTCAAAGGTGCCGTTGTTCTTGCGGGCCATTGTGAGGCCTCTAGGAACGGCAGGAAGGGCACTGGAATAGGCGGAAGGGCCGAGGACTGGCTTGTACGAGTTCACGGACGGATAGACGTTGCGCGCCACGGCAGAGACGCCGCTGTCGAGTTCGTAGAGGTCGGGTGCCCAGTCGCCGAAGGGTATCTTCACCGGCTAGACGTCCGAGTTGATGTTGTAACCGCCAGGATGCCGCAGCGCGGCATCCACGATGAGCGGCGCGCGGGACTTGGCGCGGTTCTCCTTGGCATTGATTTCGTCAATCGCAGCCCTGTATCGGGCATCCCACAGCGCCGCGGTCTGCGGGTCTTGGAGGAATGCGTTGACCTCGACGAGAGACGCAAACAGGTACACGTCGGGATGCGCCGTCAGCAGCGCATTTGTGGTCGCTGAATCCGAAAGAGCGAACGTGCCCTGATACCGGAACGTAAAGGTATGCGCCTGGTCGCATGGCTCGTCGAGCCAGATGACATCGCCGGCCCACGACCATGCGGATGGAACGCCGTTGATGGTCCCCATCGACTCGGATCCCTGCACGAAAGGCCGGAGATAGTCCTGCGTCCCGTATGTGGTGAGGTAGAGCGCAATGGGGGCGACGACACCCGATGGCGGCGTCAGGATGCGCGATGATGTCGAGCCGGTCAGCGGCGCCGATGCCTCCACGGCATTCAGGCGCAAATCGCGGTTGATGCGGCTTTCGGCCAGCGTGATGAAGTCGGCAACGTTGCCCGTTACGGTCGTGTCGCCGGTCCGTTCCAGCCACTTCGCGACGGCTGATTGCAATTCGGCATAGGTCGAGATCGCCATCAGGCTGCATCCTTGTGGTCCGCCGCCATGCGCGCGCGAAGCAGGTCCCCGATGCGCCCAGTGTAGTGATGGCCTCCATCAACGTGAGAGAGTGTCAACTCAGGATCCAGCCAGACCTTCCCGCTGGTCTCGCGCCACTCGTCGCACAGGGCGTAATCCTCGCCGCGGCCGGGCGGGAACCAGAAAAATGAATGAAGGCGGTCGGGGCCAAAGTCATACATTCGGTCGCCTTGCTTCTCTGCCAGCCGCCGGAATACGTCTCGGGAAAGGCTCAGGAAGCCCGTCGCCAGCGCCTTGACCTCAAGAAGGCCCGTCGCCGGATCGGCCCAAAGCTCGCCTGTGTCACTGGCCCAATGAACCGGGTAAGTCTCATCGGGAGCCTTGTGGCGGTACGCCCCGCCCACGAAGTCAACATCATGGGACGCCAGCCGGATGAGCGAGCCGGGCCCCCAAGCTACATCAGCGTCGACAAAGACGAGCTTGTCCGCATCCGACGCAAGGAAGTCGTGAGCAATCTTGTCCCGCGCATAGTGCAGGGCGCTTGAGCCTGGCGCGAAGCAAACGCTCATCTCGACGCCCATAAGGGCCGCCGCCCCCTGCTCGATGAGCAAGGAGCGGCAAGTCTCGACGGACAGTTTCCGGTCATAAGCCGGGATGCCGACGAACAGTTTCACTGGCTATGCGCCAGCGATGAGGCCGACCGCGACCAACGCCGACCGAAGGGCGTTGACCTCATCAATCACCGCGGTCACCGCTGTAATGATGATGGTCGAGTTGTATGTGGCAGTCAGAGACAGCACAGATGCCGCCACCTCCGCCTGGGCAGCCCCGGAGGGCCGCACAACGGGAGTGGTGAGACCGTAGAAACCGACTTTGTCGGTTGTGGATCGGCCAAGGACGACGCCGTCGTCATTGCCGGTTCCGAGGTACTCGTTAGCCATATGAGTGGGCTCCTAGTTGAAGCCAAGACGACAGGCCCACTCGGGGCGGATCGCCTTGTAGCCGTACAGCACGTCGAGGCGGCACGGCATATTGTCGTTGTTGATGTCGTAGGCACGCACGATACGCATCGAGATGCCGTCGAAGACTTCGCGGGCCGAGAAATCCACGCCCTTCGGCATGAGAAGGTCGGCGGTTGCGAAGGTGAATGCATCGCGATGGTAGAGCATCGAAACGCGGTAGTCGGCCGAGGCAGCGATCGCGGTCGAGCGATCGCTCTCACGCTTGTAGATGATCTTGCCATCGACAACGGCGGCCGAGACATTCTGGCCGCCGCCACTGGTGACAATCGTCGGCGAGATGTGGATGGAGGCGCCGCCCGCGCCCGGAGTGGACGCGGTGGTGATGACGAACCGCTTGAGAAGCCCGGTCGAAACCTTCGTCTCAGGATGCACGTCATAGACACCTTCGATTTCGATGATGTCGCCAATCGCAAACGAACCTGCGCCGGTATCGACGTTGAGTTCGCCAGTGGTGCCGTCCGCTTCAGCTGCGGCGGTGTCCGTCAGATAGTCGCCGGTGCCGTCGTCAGTGCCGGTCGTGTGGAGCGGCAGCAACGTGTTTTCCATGAAGTCGAAGCCATTGACGCGGCCGATGAAGCCTTCCTTCATCTGCTTGCCAATCTCGGCCTGGTTGTTGAACAAGGCCTTGAGGTCGCCGATGACATCGACCTGCATCTGCGTATCGAGCAGCGCAGTCCGGTTGCCCATCGGGGCAAGATTGTCCTGGAGCACCTTGCGGCCGTTCAGAACGTCCGTGTAGGTGAGCGCGGCGCCGACATCGGACACCTCGTTCCACACGTTCTTGTACATCGAGAGCGCATCGGCCTCGATGTTGGCGGCGAGGACCGACATCGCCGGATCGATGATGCGGCTGGAGAAGTCGTCCAGGTCCGTCGTCATTTCGGCAGATGAGAAGTTGAGGTCGACACCCTTCTGGGTGGCGACGGTCAGCGTCTCGGAGCTTTCGGTCGTGTCCTGAGTGTCCAGCGTCTTGCCGGTACGGACTACGTACTGGTTCGGCTTGCGGATTTTGAGTGTGGACCCAATTTTGGCGCCGGACTTGGCGAAAGACGAGTCATACTGGCGATCGATCGACCCCACGAAGTTCAGCTTCTGGTGCAGAACGCGCAGAGCTTCACGAGTCACCGCCGTAGGGGTGAGGATCGTGTTAGCCATAGTTTAGGGTTTCCTGTCGGAATGGGACGCGGAGCTGTGCCCGTTAGCGTCCCGTGGCCTGTTTGGTCCGCCGAGCTATCCATTCCGCAGTCGTCAGGTTGTCAGCGAGCCCGGACTTGGGCGGGGGCGTTGCGCGCCGTCCGACTACGTTGAGGGGCTTCTGTCCTGCGACCGGGGGGAGGCCCGCGGTGCTCTTGGTGGCTGCTTCCTTACCGACACGAGCCCAATTAATGAGCTTCATCACGCGCAAATCCGCGAAGCCGTCAGCAAATTCGTTCTCGGAAAATCCGAGGGAAATCGCAAACTTCTTCAGGTTTTGCTCGGCTTCGTCAGTCCAGCCGGGTATTTCCTTCGCAACGGCGGCGCGTCCGTCCTCGATGCGCTTGGCGTTCTCACGCTGCGTCGAGGCGCGTCGTTCGCTGTCCTTCTGCTGCAGGGCACCGATGGCCGCATTCCTGCGGTCCTTGAGCAACTGCATGTTCCGTTGATGCGCGTGATATTCGCGCTGGTTGTCCGAGAACAGTTGATCCCACTGCTGCGGGGTGAATGCCCCGTATTTGTCGAGGTCGTCGTTGATCCGTTCGATGCCGGCAACGTCCCGGAGGTATTCCTGCTGCGCCGTCACCTGAGCGGCTACGGCCTGCTTTTCCGCCTCGACGGATTTCCTGGCTTCCGCCAGTTCCTGCGTCTTGGTGGTGTAGTCCTTGTTCTTCAGAAAGCCGGCCCTGAGGTCGTCGGCCTTGCCTTTCGGCGCCGCAAACTTCAGTCCGTCAATCTCAAGTTCCTCCCATTCGATTTCGGCCTCATCGCCGTCCTCGCCCTGCGTTTCCGCAGAGCCTTCGGGGGCTTCGATGTCAATCTCGGGGAGGTCGTCGGCGGGTTCGCCGCCGTCATTCAGGGGAGGCATTGGGGTAACACTCCGGGCATGCGGTTGGTGGCGAGGGCCACTCCGTCGCGGTTGGTGCAGTCGAAAAAACCCGCCGGATGAGGGCAGGTCGGGAGCAAGCGGCAAATTTGCCGCTTGAACTGATGACGGCGGCTACATCGCCGCCGTATGCAGCGTGACCTTGCGGACCGTGGCCGATGCCGGGGTAAACGCTCCGACCGTCACGAGGTACGCGAAGATGTTGCCGCTGGTCGAGACGGCGATGTCCTTGAACTGTTCGGCCTGCACATAGAGCGTTGACCCGAGGTCAACAGGCGTGCCGAGGTCGATGTAGCCGAGATAATATGGCCGGTCGCCCGCAGTGAGGTCCCATGCGGCGTTGTCGGCGAGAGCGCTCGGTGGCGTCTCGCTGTAAAGGTGCATCCGATAATTGGCCTCACCAGAGACGACGGCTGTTGCGTCCACCTCCAGCGACGAGCCAGTGATGCGAACCGTTCGGGCTCCGGGCGACACCGAGCCGAAGGACAGCACGCCGCCTCCGGCCGCCGTGGTCATGCCCACGACATCGTTAGCCGTGTATGCGGCGGTGTTTGCCGGGCGCGCAATGGATAGTGACGCCGTGCGGGTTTCGTAGCTCATCGATGTATCTCCGGGAGTCAGACCGCGCGAAGCGGTGATCCAGTGCCCATCGGCCGCATCTGCGGCTGTTGCGCCTGCATCAGTTCGATTTGCGCCTTCATGCGGTCGGTTTCGGCCTCGAACTGAGCCGTCCGCGCCTTCTCGCGCTCCACGTCCAGCTTTGCGGCCTCCAACTGCATCTTGGCCGCGGCCAAGGCCTGTGAGGACTTCGCCTGCTCAAGCTGTCCCTCCAGTTCCTGGATATGCTTCGCGCCTTCCTCGATGAGCTTCTGGCCTTCCTCGATCTTGGCCTTGAGTTCGGGCGGGATGGCGTCCTCGCCCTGCGCCTGCGGAGGAAGCATCGACTTGAGTCGGCGAGCAATCTCGTCGCTCTCGGGCAGGTCCATATTCTTAAACAACAAATCGCCGAGGATGATGCCGAGCTGTGGCTGCGCCTGAATGAGCGCGGTCATTGTGTCGACCGATTCCTGACGCTGTGTCGTGTAGGACGGACCGGTCTTGATGGTCAGGTCGTATTTGCCGGCCGTGAGGTCGTAGACCCGCATCACAGGCGATGGCTGGCCTGTCGTCGGGTCAACGACCGGCTGCCCGTCCGGGCCACGCTGCATCTCCGGATGGCCGTTCTGGTCCAGTTGCGGCGTTGGCGCGTTGATTTGGACAGGCTTCTGGCTGTCGTCCTCGCCGATGATGCGCACAATGCGCGGCTCGTTGTAGATGTGCGGGATGAGGTCGAGGAGAACGCGGCCGGTATGCCGAATGGCACGGGACAGATTGTCGATGAAATGGAACGTCGACACGTCGCCTTCACGCTGCCGTGCCAGGATGGCACGTCCGCTCGTCTCGTTGGACCGCGCACCGAGGGAAGCGTCGTGCTGGCCCGTAATGGCCTTGATGTCGTCCGAGGCGTTCAGCGCCTCTTGTAGTGCTCCGCCGGCCGGACCGGAATCGAGCGACTGGCGCTGCGGCGGATTCATGCCCTTCTTGTACTCGACAAATGCGTGGCTCACCGTGTTGACGGTCGCCCACTTATCGGCGTCGGCGGCAAACACCCCCTCTTCGCCGATGAACGGCACGCGGGGAGCCAGCGCCACCAGTTCCGTGGCTGTCGAGCGCCAATAGTTGAACATCCGCTGGGCGTCCTTGGCCGAACGAATGAGGCTGCGGAGATGGCGCTTGCCCTCGACGTTTATCTCATCGCCATAGACCGGGATGATGGGAATGTATTTGCCGGGCCACTCGCGCTCTTCGAGGATTTCAGCCCCGGTCATGATGCGCTGGCGGACCTTGTAGGAGCGGACCTCACGCGGCTGGTACTTCGGATCCGGCATCACGTTCGCGGCCATCATCTCGGCAGCGAATTGCGGGTCATCGAGCTTCGACTGCTCAACCACAGCGCCGTTCGTCAGCTTGACCAGCGTCCGGGTGATTTGCTCCCGTGTCCACCATTCGGCCACCAGGACGTGGTCGCCATCGCGCCAGCCATCAGCGCCCTTGAAGTCAAACTCCCAGTCTGTTTTCTCGGCCTTGGGATATGCGGCCTCAAACGCATCGCAGCTCATCCGCTCAACGACAAAGGCGCTGTTCCAGTCGGACGAATCCGCCGCGGTGGAATCCGGGTCGCCAAACACCGTGAACGGGTCCGCGATGCGGTCAATCCTGATGTCCAGGTCAAACGTATCGTCCCAAGCGTAGTCAGTCGAGATGCGCCAGTAGCCAAAGCCGCCGCCAACCGCGCTCTCGACGCCGGTATCGTAGGCCACATCGGCGTTGGACGCGTATTCGATGTGCCGGATGATGCCATTGAAGATTTCGGCCGTCTCAGGGTCGCCGGCCGAGTCGACCGGATGCACCTTCACCGAAGGCTTGTTCTGGCGAGCGTCGTTGACGACCTGGCGGATATGGGCGGCCAGCTTGTTGATGGTGAGGCATGGCCTGCCCTCATGGCGGCGCTGTTTGACCGCGGCGGAATCCCACTGCTGCTCAAGCCGGGCGAACTTGATGTCGTCGAGCGCGGCCTCGCGATTGTCCGATTCCGACTCCTGGGCGCGCTTGAACGCCTCGTGGGCATCGTGAAGGACGCCCTTGGGGTCATTCGCGTCCTTCTTGTCGTCGTCATCGGCGCCGTAGTCAGCCATTCGATGGAGCTCCTATCGGCAGCGGCCGGGAATAGGCAGACGCGCCAATGCTCAGCTTGCCCCTGGGCTTCGGATCGGGCTGCGTCTGCAGCTCGGCGAGGGCGAGGACGATATCGGACAGGATGGCGAGCGCGTCATCCCGGATGCCGGCATCCATGTTGCGACGGATGCGAGGACGGAGGTCGGCGAGCGCGACGCGGAGGATTGCGAGATTGTCAGGCATCGGCGACGTCCTCCATCATTTTAGCCTCAATCTCGACATGGAACAGATGCTCCAACGCATCGATCGCGCGGGAGGCATGGCCAACGCGGGCGATGTTGCCGGATAGGGCGATGCCGGCGAGAATGCGGTAGGTGCCGAACACGGACGCGGCGATGTCGGGAGCGGGTCTCACGTCCTTGGCCTTGCGCTCCGGCTTGGTCGGCGCGTTCGTCGGCACGTCTGGGCTGGTCACCACATCGATGAGCAGGCGGACGGCCTCGGCGGATTCGCGGGTCATCACGCCCTCGCTAATCGTGCGGTAGGCCTTGCC